AGTAGGCAGGTCTCCGGAGACATATTAGTGGAGAAGCGATGTGTGCGATAAATGGGGTTAGTTGGGATGACTTACATCTAGTAGAAAGGATGTGCAAAGCGAATAAAAGCAGGGGGCCTGACTATACACGTAGTTTTGTAAGAAACGGTGTATCACTAGGACATAACCTTCTAGCTATAAATAGAGATGTAAAATACTCTATACAACCAAGAATGACACCTAAATCTATGCTTGCTTTTAACGGCGAGTTATATGATATAGACGCAGAAGAAATATTAGATACAGACTATCTTCAGGCTCGTTTAGAAGCAGAAGGAACAAAAGCTCTACGGGGTCTCAACGGGGCTTTTGCTCTCGCATGGGTACAAGGAGATATTCTCTACTTGGCAAGAGATCACTTTGGTAGTAAGCCAATGTATTATTCTCTTACAAAACAGGGTATTATATTTTCTTCCACAATCTTTGCAATTATAGAAGGAGGCGTTCACCCTTACTTCTCTCCTGCAAATATCGAAGAGTTTCAAATGGGAAACTACTGGCAGAACGGCCAGAAAACTGTATATAGTAATATTCATAAACTTGCTCCAGGGCAGATTATGAAGTATGATGTAATAAAACAACGAATTATTGGATATGATAGTTGTTGGGATGACTACAATATAGAACAACGTGACTTCAATCATTTCGAGTATAGGGAAAAGGTTTTAGAAGGAGTTCTGCGTACTGCACGAACTAAAGAAAGGTTAGCCTTGTTGCATAGTGGAGGACTTGATAGTAATCTTATTGGTGCTATCCTGGGCGCTACAAACACTGAGAACTTCTTCTCTGCGACTCTTTCGTATGAGGACGATCCAGTACTTGACCCTGATCCTTATAGAGCTATGATGGATGAAGTAGACTTTGCAATGCTATGCACAAAAGAATATAATATTGAGCATTTTATTACAGAGATGCCTGCTTCACAGGAAATTATAGACCGATACTCAAAAAGAGCTATGGAAATATGTGGCTCAATTTTTGAGGATAGTTATAGAATGGTACCTCGACTTTACCTTCTTGAGCAGGTTGCGAAAAGAGGTGCAAAAGTTGTGCTTACTGGCGATGGTGGAGATGAAATTTTTAGTGGTTATAATAAACATGGAGATTGGTTAAACCCCAAAGTACAAGCTAATCCAATGTCTATAAGCCAGCTTAGGCCACAAGACCATACAGTACAGCATCATATTGATAGGCATGGTTTGGAAGATTGGTTTCCTCTCGGTGTGATTGAAGGTGTACATCCTATAACCTCTCAAATGTTCATTGATCTATTGACAGGTTGTGAAACTTATTTATTACGTTCAGATTCGTTTTGCGGGGCTTTTGGTATGGAAAGTAGAAATCCCTTTCTCTATCAAGACCTTGCTAAATATGTTTTGGAAATTCCTCTAAAAAGAAAATTACAGTATGAGACAAATTTGTTTCGTGGTACTAATAAATTTTTAATCAGAGAGGTGTTCTCGGATATTATCCCAGATCTAATTACTAAACGAAATGGTAAGGTAGGTTGGTCGTTACCTTATTGGAGAAAAGATCCTGCTATTAGGAAAAGAAGAATGACCAAAGATCAAAATATGCTAGAAAGCATAGTGGAGGATAAAATAAATGAGCGGTAAAGGAAGTAAACAAAGACCTACTGACAAAGAGAAGTTTGATGCAGCATATGACGAAATCTTTGGCAAAAAGGATCAAAAAGTTAAGCAAGCCATGGTGACTGATTTGAATTGGGACGGCATAGAAGACGAAGAGCCTGAAAATGAGTAAGATACTGCTAGGTATCATATTTGCAATGGGCTTAGTAGGTGGGTTATATTACTATACTACTGACGCAACCATTACAGAGCTGAGAAAACTACTAGCAGCTTATGAATTGAAATTCGCAACTCAAGAAGAGACAATTCAGGCTTTAGAAAAAGATTTTGCCCTTCAAACAGAAGCGTTAAAGGATATGCAGGTTCAAAGTCAGCAAATCCAACAAGAGATGAACAGGTATTTAGATATCTTCAAAAGACATAACCTAACTAAGTTAGCTGCTGCAAAGCCAGGTCTTATTGAAGGTAAAGTAAATAAAGCTACCAAAGGAGTATTCGATGGGATCGAAGATGATAGTGCTAGCCTTGACCGCCTTGATGACGGGGTGCAGCTTTCTAATGCCAGCCCCGAGGGAAGTGGAGATAGTAACTAAACCAGTAGAGCGGGTTATAGCCCAACCTGTTCTCCCAAGAGCCTTAGACCTCAAAGAACCTTATTGGTACGTAGTATCAAAAGCCAACCTCGAAGAGTTCTTAGCTCGAATGGAGAAAGAAGAAGGGCAAGTCGTATTTCTTGCAATGTCAGTACCTGACTATGAGCTAATGGCTTATAATATGCAAGAGATCAAAAGATATATAAAAGAAACGCAGCAGGTGATAATTTATTACCGCAAGGTCACTACGGAGAAAGTAAATGGACAAGAAAGCAGTGTACGAACAACTAAAGATTGATGAAGGGGTGGTTTATGAAATCTATCTCGATCATCTCGGCTACCCCACGTTTGGCGTTGGACACTTGGTACTTAAAAGCGATCCAGAATTTGGACAGGAAGTGGGAACAAAGGTTAGCGAAGAAAGAGTCCAAGAATGCTTCGACAAAGACCTCGAAACCTCAATCGACGAGTGTTACGCTCTATACGGCCCAGGGACATTTAACAACTTCCCATCCGAAGTCCGAGAGATCCTGGTTAATATGATATTTAACATGGGTCGTCCACGTCTTTCAGGGTTTAAAAACTTTAATGCAGCACTAATTGGCTGTGATTGGAGTAAAGCCTCAGAAGAAATGGTGGATAGTCGTTGGTACCGTCAAGTCGGTGCTAGAGCAGAACGTTTAGTAGAGAGAATGAAAGCGGTATGAAAATATTTATAGGCCATGATAGACAGATACCTGAAAATACAGATGTATGTGAGAAATCAATACGTAAGTACGAACCAGGAGCTAACATTACTCGCATCGATATATCAGAGATGTGGGAACGGGGTTACAATAGAAAGGAGGATGGGTCAACGGAGTTTACTTATACTCGTTTTTTAGTGCCTATGTTATCTGGGTATCAAGGCCTATCTTTATTTTGTGATAGTGACTTCGTATGGCAAGGAAGCCCATACGGGGTCGCTAATTACCACGACGACGAAAACGCAGTCTCAGTAGTGCAACATAGGGTCTATGATGCACACGAAATAAAGATGAATAATATAAGGAACGAAAGCTATGATAGAAAATGGTGGTCGTCTCTTATGTTATTCAACTGTGGGCATGAGCATACTAAAAGGCTAACTATGGAAGAAGTAAATCAAGCGTCTTCTGCTTATTTACATCGACTATGGTGGGCAGAGACTAAAATTGGGTCAATACCAGGAATCTATAATCATTTAGTTGGTTATGACGAGCCTGAGCCAGGCATTCAAGCCTACCATTTCACAGACGGAACACCTATTCATAAAGGACAGAAGTTCGGCCCTTGTGTGGAGAAATACCTTGAGTTTATGTGATATTCAGCAAACCGTACGAAACAAATCAGTAATCGTAGTAGGAAACAATGCCACTGCACTTGAAAAAGAGCAGGGAGAGCTTATTGATAGCTATGATGTAGTAATTCGGTTCGGAAAAGGTATTCCAGACGGCTATGAGCAGTATTTAGGTAGGCGTACTGATATTTGGGTTACTGGAGGCTTTCGCATGACGATGAGAGACTATTTTCCGTCCACAACTCAAGTATTATTTAATACTAGCACAATAAATGGCATAGAAATAAAGCGCCCAACGTATGAGCATACTGTAATGTATGAAATAGACGAAATTAAGGCGTTAAACGAGTATTATGGCGGAAAAACGAGTCGCTTATCTGCTGGCGCCGTAGCGGGGTTATGGCTAGTCAACGAAGTTACTTGCTACCAGGACCTCACCTTCATAAATTTTGACTTTTTCACGCATACGGTAAAGTTTAATGACAGACTCAGTAAAAAAACTAATATAGCCTCAAGTTGGCACTTACCTCTTGCTTCTGGAGCAAAAGTAGACCTCGTTAATCCTGAGAACCACCCTGCACATAGTATAGAAGTAGAGAAAGCCGTATTTAGAGATTTACAGTTACTAGATAAAGACGTAAAAATTATAGCAGATTTAGCACAACCAGCAGAGTTTATTGACGTAGAAAGGATGGCATGGGACAATGTTAGACACCGTATTCAAACCTCTTAAATATGAAGAAGTAGCTCCTGATATATACCAAGTAGATTTTTTAAATGAACAGTTCTGTGAGTTTATTATAGCCTCTTGTAATCAGGTAAACACCTGGGCTCCAAATAAACATGATAAGCGTTATGCTACTCATGATATTCATTTGGAGAAAGAAGTACCAGACATTTATAGTATAGTTCAGCCTTACTGGGATACTAGCGTATCTCGTTTAGCTGAGTTTATCTGGCAGATAGATGGCTTTGTACTATCAGATTTCTTTGCATTAAAATACTCCAGAGAAACTCAGACAGGGCTTTCTCTTCATCATGACGATAGTTATATTACAGGAAGTGTAAAACTTAATAATAACTATACTGGTGGAGATCTTTATTTTCCACGACAAAAGTTCTCTAGTGCAGACGTACCTGTGGGATCTCTTTTATTGTTTCCTGGAAAGATAACTCATCCCCATAAATGTAATCAGCTTGTTGGAGGACATAAGTACTCCCTTGCTATGTGGACTAAAGAAAGTGCATAAAATAATAGACAACTTTTTGCCGAGAGGCATTAGAGTAGACACAAATCCTTTTAAAGGTCAGTGGTATGACTACCCTCCTCAAAAACCCTATCAACAAGCCATCTTTGAGGAGATAAAGCAAACCTTTGATATGAAGTCCTGTGTAGGGTTTGAAGAGTGGTCACACAATCCGCATTGGAGTTGGTTACCTGAAGAACACTACGATAAAGATGAGACTTTATTTTATAAAGAAGGCATAGTGAGAACGCCCCTTTGTAGCGCAGTTTTTTATCTTAAAGTGTCAGACCTTGCAGGAGGAGACTTACACTTAATAGATGAAGACGTTCTAATATCTCCTAGAACAAATAGACTTGTTTTGTTCAGTCCAGGGGTTTTGCACACTGTTACCGAATATATATCAGGAGAACGAGTAAGTTTAAATATAAATCCATGGGACTATGCTATAAAAAGTTCTTGACTTTCTTTGTTAGTTTCGGTATAATAGTATTTCAATTTTAGGAGAACTATTATTAACCTTTTTTACCTAGACGAAGACCTCGATAAATGTGCAGAGTATCATGTGGACAAGCACGTCAACAAGATGATTCTCGAAGCTGCACAGCTTATCTGCACAAATCTCTGGATAGATCACCTATTCGGTTTTGTACCTCGTGCTATCACTAAGGAAGAGAATGCTATCCTTCAAAAGACTCGCAAAGAGTGGAAAGAAGTTCCAATGGAAGATAGACTCTTTCCATACCTTCCTACCATGCAAAATCATCCTTCATGTATATGGGTGCGTTCTTCGCTAGAAAACTTTTATTGGACAAATAACTACGCCTTTGCTCTTGGTAGCGAGGCACACTATCGTTATGGTAGTGAACACAAAAGCATGAAAATGCTAATGAATTTACCAGAGCCAAAGAATATGGAAGACCATGGGTTTACCACTTTTGCTTTAGCAATGACTGAGGAGTTAAAAGACTATGGCGATCCTATACAGTCTTATCGTAATTTCTATATGCTCGACAAAGCTACGTTCGCTTCGTGGAAACATAGAGACAAGCCGTATTGGTGGGACGAGAGCCTCGCAGACTACGACCAAAGAATATCAAGAAAATGAAAAATAACTTTGTAGCAAAACACGCCAGAGCATACAATAAAGCGAAAGTATTTATTGATCGCAAAGCCGCGTCTAAAAAAGGCTACAGCAAATACAAAGGATACCAAGAAATGGATGAGTCATGCCCAAATTGTGGAGAGTTTCTTAGTGGTGATGGCTATGGTACGCCTGAACGCTGCCCTAATGCCTCAGAAGAACGCTGGTGGTATGCAGAACCGGACTCTGGCCCATATTATTGTTTAGAGGAAGAAGAATGAGTAAAGTAAGTTTAGTAGGAATGACAACGCCTTCAGCGACAACCGGCTGTCATACAGCTAATGAGCTAGTGGCATATACGGCTAGGGTAAGTAATCCGAGTAATCAAGCAACTCTATATTCAGCTCCCAAGCTGTTAAGATATTTGATTCAACATGAGCACTGGTCGCCTTTCGAGATGGTACACGTTACTCTCGAAATCGAAACTACTCGTGATATTAGTAGGCAGATTATTCGTCACCGTAGCTTCTCTTTTCAAGAGTTTAGTCAGCGATATGCAGAAGTACAGGAGCCTTACGAGTCTCGTGAGTGTCGCCTACAAGATACAAAAAACCGTCAGAATAGTACTGAACTTGACTACTCTGACCCTGTATCACGTGAGCTGGCAGAGAGCTGGAGAATGAAGCAAGCTACAGTTAATAGAGCTGCAAATGAAGCCTATAAGTGGGCACTTGATAATGGTATTGCAAAAGAGCAAGCCAGAGTGTTGTTGCCGGAAGGAAACACCCCCACTACTTTGTATATGGCAGGAAGTCTGCGTTCTTGGATACACTATTGTCAGCTACGAATGGCTCATGGAACTCAGAAAGAACATATGATAGTTGCTGAACAATGTTGGAATGTCCTAGGGCAACACTTTCCAGATGTTGTAGCAGCACTTGACGAAGTATAGTTTGACTTTAAATGCGTATGCTAGTATAATATACACATATAGAGGAGAGAAATAATGACTGAAGGTAAAAAATTTGATGGCGAAAAGCCAAGGCTGTATTTGTTACCGCCTAAAACTTTAGTAGAAGTTGGTAAGGTGCTGACATACGGTGCAGCCAAGTATGATGAACATAACTGGAAAAAACTAGACAACTTGCAAAATAGATATACGGGCGCAGCGTTGCGTCATTTATTCGCACACATGGACGGAGAAGACCTAGACGAAGAAACAAATCTAGACCATCTTGCTCATGCCATATGTTGTTTAATGTTCAAATTGGAGGCAAAACTAAGTGGCATTAGCGAAGAGGGTGAAGAAAAAGGATCACGAAAATCTATCGAGTACAAACATAGAGAAGGTCTTAAATCTATTGAGTCCTGGCTCAACTAAAGCACCAATTACTAAGAAAGAAGCCTGCGACTTCTTAAATATAGCATACAACACAACTAGACTACAGAAGATTCTTGATGAGTATGAGGAACGTAAGGAATACACAGCAGCGCGTAAGGCAAAGCTACGCGGCACGAAGGCGGCTGATCATGAGATTAGAGAAGCCGTTACCAGTTATCTCGACGGAGAAAGTATTGCAGCAATCGCAAAACAGCTCTATCGTTCAGCAAGTTTCGTAAAGAATATAATTGATAGAGTCGGTGTGCCTAGTAAGCCAGCGTCTGCGGCAGATCGCATTAACCCTGCTTACTTACCAGATGAGTGCGTAGCAGAGTCTTTTGAGAAAGGAGCTATAGTATGGTCTGCAAAGTACCATTCACCAGCTATCGTAGAACAAGAGATTTCTATAGCATATCAGGCTGAAAAGATGGGGTATCAAGACACTAACTACGAAGCGCGTTACGGAAGTAAGTGCTATAGTATTTATATCTTGCAGCCCATACAACAACAAGAAGATATGTGGATGGCCGTGCCTAATAGTGGCGGCTTCAACGCATTTTCTCTAGCATATGATCTCGGGTGTCTAAAGCATCTTGAGAAGTATGGAGTGGATTTAAAGAAGTTATGATAAGCGATTACTATAGACAACAGCTACAAACCTTACATGAGGAAAACGTTACTTGGGGTAACGGCCCTCGTATGTATATGTTACGTATCTCCAAATGGATTCTGGAAGAAGAAGTTACAGAATTACTTGATTACGGGTGTGGAAAGGGTAAAAACGTACCTTTTATTCTGCCAATTAAAATAGTAAACTATGATCCAGGTGTACCTCAGTGGAGTGCAGACCCTCAAGTTTGTAAGCACTTATTATGTATAGACGTACTAGAACATATTGAACCTGAGCATCTTTATTCGGTGCTAGAGCATATTGCTAGTAAATTTACAGTAGGTGCTATGTTGAATATAGCATTAACAGAGTCTAAACACTTTCTTCCAGACGGAAGGAATGCACATATTTTATTACGCCCAGTAGCTTGGTGGGTAGAAGTACTACAGGAATTTTACACACTAGAGTCTCTTGAGTTTAAGGAAGCAAGTTTTACAGCTTTTATTAGGCCTAAGAAAAATAATTCTTGACTTTCTTTGGTATATATTGTTATAATATACACTTAATAAATGAGGAAAGCAATGGGCGACCGATTTTACCAAGCACAATTACGAGCAACAGGAAACTGTCCTGGAGCACCACTTACTAATAGAAGGAAGCGCAAAATGGCGTGGGACGACGACAAAAAAGCACAAGCAGTTTCAATGTACGAAGAAGCTGATCCAACCCCTGAAACATCTATGGAAATCGTTAAAGAGATCGCAGAAGAACTTGAGGAATCTCCTAACGGTGTTCGTATGATTCTCACCAAAGCTGGTGTATACGTCAAGAAGACACCTGCTGCTAGCGGTGCAAAAGCATCATCTGGCAGTACCGGCGGTACACGAGTATCAAAAGCAGACGCTATCGCAGCTCTGTCCGCAGCACTATCTGATGCTGGCCAAGAAGTTGACGAGGAAATCATTTCCAAGTTGACTGGTAAAGCTGCACAGTACTTCGCTGCTGTAGTAACGGCTGTCAACAGCTAGATTCTAAGAGCGTCTAAACGACTAACTACCTTAG